TTCCATACCACCCTCCATACCACCCTCCATACCACCCTCCATTCCTTCTTCTGGCTGACCCTCGAAACCCCCACCCATTTCACCTGGGTTTTCTTCATCGTACTCTTCGATATTGTCCTCAACCATGTTCGCGTCTTGGGGATCGATCATGTCTTCTCCGTTGGAAGACATGTATGTCTGTAAAATCTGTTGGACTGGGATTAACTCCTTTACAGTCGTCTCCACACATGTAGTGAATCGTTCGTACAGTTTATCGTTGCGAGCATGCTCCGATTGACTATCGGTGAAAACATATGGATCTCGGTAAACATCCTTCGCAGCGTTCTTATAACACGTGTGAATGAAGATTTCATTCGTAGGGAGTTTGACGGACATCTTCTTAGAATCGGAACTCAGTCGAACGGCCGACAGAATCTTTACAGAACTGACAAATACCGCGGCGACGAGATCCCTAAACCACGCACATCGCGCGGCGATATTCTCTGTATGCTGCCTAGCCATTGTTTCGTTCCACTCGGGGACGTCTTTCAATAAATTCTGGAACATCAACAGGACTTTGCGACCTTTAGATAACTTTTGGGCTTCTGTATACATATCTTCAAAAACTTCGATCATAACTGGACACATAAGAATGCATAGCTGTTCCATGTATTCGCGTTTAGCTTCGACTAAAATGTTCAAATTATCCATTTATGATAGACTGGTCTTTTTTTATCAGTGTTACTGCGCATCTCTCCTGTATCTGTTTGCCACCTTTTTAAGATTAACCAATGTAGGGAAATCTTCTATATGATCTATCGATCCCGGCTGCGGCTCTCTGTCCCTTTTAATTTTCCATGTGATAGTGAATTCAAAATTACCCGTTATATGTACGATGAATCCACTCAACTCCAACTGTCTTTTGAGATAAGACGTTGCTTTTAAACGATCATACGTTGGATACCCGACTATAAATGTAGGCACCTCAAACGCAACTCTCCTTTTCTGAGACTCAACCGCTCTTCGTACTTTACGCGAAATTTGTTTATATAACTCCACGTATGTCTCTTTTTTCATACGATTCCTGTTATTAGTTATTCGCGAGATCTCCTCTACGCTTATCATTAATATTAGCTGGACTTATTTTTTAGCAATTCTTCCTCACTTTTACTAATTTCATCAAATTGTATGTATTCGTGTCCTTGAATTGTACTTTCAAACGGGGTTCTATCCGCGGGTGGTTTAACGTTCATCGGCTGAGATCGAGCGCTTATAACCCTGGTGTTAGGCTTACCTGCTTCACCTATAGAACTTGCATCCGTGACGAGGATATCAACGGCCACCATAAAACCATACGGAAATCCACCTCGCTTCAATACCATAAACATACATCTGTACATACCGTGATTCTTTTGTTTGTGTCGGAATTGTTTCAAACCACTCGTCTCTATGATGTAATTGTTAATTCCCGTCTTTTCCTTGATGTACTTACTCGTCGTGAGCACGAGTGACTCCATTACGTCGTGATTTACGATCGCTTTTGTTTGTACATACTCTACCATATTCGGCAACGGATCGTTGAGTACAATCGCACCACTCTCTTTCGAAGCGACCGAGTACTTCTCTTCCCTGGACATCACTAACAAAATGACCAGTATGAATAACAAGATGTTTATCATTTAATATAGACCTTCAAAAAAAACGTGTGTAATTTACCAATTTTTTTTGAGGGGATAATTTAGATGTCACTTTTAGTCTTCAGCCCAAAGTGTAAACATAGCATGGATGTGTTAACTTTCATAAACAGTCACAGTCAACTAAAACAGATTGTACAATATCATAATGTATCTGAACTGGGTATTCCTCCACAGTACAGATCAAAAATTACCAGGGTTCCTACGATGCTGACTAAACACGGGAAGATCCTGGTCGGTAAAGAAATTCAGAATTGGTTGGAGTCTCTTCTACCAGTACAAGATCTTGAAACGTGTGGATTCGGGGGTAGTCTAAATACGACAAATCTCGACGGTGAAGGGACGAATGATATGTTCACGATAGAAGAATATGGAAGGTCGTTACAACCAGCCATGACCGCGGAACTTGAGGCAAAAATTAGTCGTAAGGTTGAAGACGCTGCTTATACGGATATAAAGAATTAAGTTGTGGACAAAATAGTATGAAACTTGTAACCGTTCAAGCCGCGGCCATAAAGTCTACATTTGAAGTTCTTAAAGATATTCTTAATGACGTGAATATATACTTTAAGCCGAGTGGTATGTACATCGTTACACTTGATACGGCGCGAACATCGCTTATCGATATGCATCTCCCAGCGGAAAATTTTGAAGAGTATGAATGCGAGGAAGAGATCGATTGTGGCGTCAACATGACAAACATGCACAAACTTCTCAAAACTATTACCGTAAACGATATTCTTATCATGTCCATTCAATCGAAAGAGCATATGAATATCGAGATCCACAGTGAACAAAAAAAGACATCGACGAAATTTGAGTTGAAGCTTCTTGATATTAACGAAAATCAGATAGAAGTTCCGGAAATGCATATGATGGTTAATACACCTATACCCTCCATCGATTTTCAGAGAATTTGTAGAGATATGTCTAACATAGGAGACGAATTAGAAATTCACCGAGGTGGGAATATTTTACGACTCGTATGTAAGGGAGATTTTGCGAACCAAGAGACGGAAATTCAATGCGTGGAAGAATGTGCTATGATGTCTGGTACGTATTCACTAAAATATATGAATATTTTCACAAAGGCTACTAGTATGTGTTCAACCGTACAGATTATGCAAGAGGATCAAAATCGATTCTTGATTTTACGGTATAATGTAGCGAACTTAGGAGATTTGAAATTCTATCTCGCCACTAAGGTAGACGAAGATCAGACATGAGTCCGGTCGCTGTATCAACTGTTTTCATCATACCTAGACAGTTTTTCAATTTAATACGAGGAAGATTGTTTTTTAGGACGACTTCATCGAGATATAATACATCTTTTATGAAGATCTTCTCACCATAAAAATCCGAGCGTGGACCCGCATAGCGTCTAATTTTTTCGAGAACGTCTTTTACTGGCTTGTCACCCGAATCCAGTAATTGTGCGCCGACTAACGGAACGTGAAACGACATTGTATTAACCTTCTTAGGTGGCCATGTATAGTCGTGGTTATACGTTATGTATTTGTATATACGATTGTTGTACCAATATTTAATTCGAATAATCATTTTTGTAACAGCTTCCGGAGGTTTGGGAATAGGGTCACCGGGGAGAATACCAGCGCGTCCGAGATCTAGCGAACATATGCCGTACGTTTTTGCGACGGGGTATATGTCATAACTTTCTTGTATCCAAAGGGGGTGGTGGTCGGAAGCTTCCATCGTCTCGATCGAAAAATCTTTGGAGTGATCGACAAAATATTCAATATACGTTTCAACGATAGAATAATCACGTTTAGAGAAAAATAAATGCATCACCCTTTTAAAACTATAGATTACGTTAATTAAAAACTTGTGTAGTAGTTTCATTAACGTAAATGGAAGGTAATTTTTTAAGTAGGTATAATAATCGTGTAGATGAATTAACCGATAAAATAGAAAGTGATCCATCGAACCGATGGGAATATGAACGAGAGTTATCGGATTATATTGCCCGCTGCATACCATACGTACGACAGTACGTCGATGAGACGGAAGGAGAAGTTACCACCGATAATATTTTTAATTGTAAAGAAACGGCTGGTAATCAAAAAAAGGATATTTACGTCGAATATTTAGTGAACGTCGAGAAAAGGAATATAGATCGCCCCATAGAACGCAAACTCATCGACAGATGCCCGCGGTGTCCAGATAGTAACGTGTACAAAACAAATGAGAGTGAAATGGTATGTGATTCATGTGGTGTAGTGTTGGATATATTGATAAGCGAAGAACTTACGTATAAAGAGGAACAGGAAACGTCGGCAAAAGTTATCAATTATTCGTATAAACGTGATAATCACTTTAATGAATGGCTTTCACAGTTTCAGGCACAGGAGATGACTACAATTCCACCGGAGGTTATTAATCAGTTACGGAATGAATTTAAGAAGATCAAGATTAAATCCGTAACTGAGATCACACACGCAAAAGTTCGATCACTGCTCAAAAAACTCAAACTGAACAAGTTTTACGAGCACGTACCGTTTATCACTAATATTTTGAGTGGTATTTCACCACCGAAGATGCCTCAACAACTTGAGGAACAGTTACGAATGATGTTTCGAGATATTCAGAAACCATTCGACGATAATTGTCCGACTGAACGAAAAAACTTTTTGAGTTATTCATATGTACTTTTTAAATTCTGTGAACTATTATCTGAAGACGAATACCTCAAATACTTTCCCCTCCTCAAATCCAAAGAGAAACTTCATCAACAGGATGTTATCTGGAAAGCGATTTGCGGGGATCTCCAATGGGAATTTATTCCGACAGTGTAACTTCCGCAATCTGTGGCTGTGACCCTTCGCCCGGTGGAAAGTTAATCAGGTAGGCTGACGTCAAATTAAGTTGTGTTAAATACTTTTTAGCTTGTGCGACCATGATATCATTAAGACTTTTCACTGTTTTAAGTTCGAGAACTGTAGTTCTGCGCACAATAATATCAGCACGCGACGTACCCACGACATGATGCTTATAATAAATGGGAACATGTCGTTCTGATTCGTATGGAATGTTTAGTTCGCGAAGACTTACCTCAAAAGCGTTATGATACACACGTTCACTATGCCCAGACCCCAGAGCCGTGTGAATCTCGGTAACCATTTTATTTATATCCTCGCGAAGGGATGAATGAATGTCTCCATTTCTAAGATGTTGATCGAGAAAGTCTTCAAAATATTCTTCAGGTTGTGTGTCGACGTTCGTCATTTAATACACCACTCACCGTGTCTTTATACACTTAAAGATACGACGCCAAATTATTATAGAATCCAGTTAGCTCAGTTGGTTAGAGCGCGGTGCTTATACAACAATGTATATAAAATGACTTCATCGTCATGAAAGCAACGCCGAAGTCACGGGTTCGAGCCCCGTACTGGATATCACTTTTTTATGCACCAGTACGTGCATAAAAAAGCGATTCTTAAAAAGTCGAATATACATATACATGTCGACCGATATTTATACGATGAATTTGTCCGAAAGTTCCGATGATATGGTTCCTATAGACATGGAAAATAGGTCTAACGCATTTGTACCAGAAAATAGGTCTAGTGCTTACGCGCCCGAAATCAACGAAGAAAAAAATATACATGATTATAAAGACAACATGGACTCTACTCCCATCACAGATGTTTTAGGTGGTCCCCAAGACGGCGCTTATCTCGAACCCCCTCTCATGGCGGTCGACCCCCGCGCAGTTCAAGTGGCGCAGGCTAACGCTATGATGCCCCAGGTTCAGGCTGCTGCCCAAAAGACTGAGAACCCCGCAAAGAAGAACCCCTTCGATCTCACCGATGAGCAGTTACATACACTTATTGTTGTTTTCGCCACGGGTGTCGCTGTGAGTAAACCAGTTCAAGAAAAGCTCGCGAATACGGTTCCCAGGTTTTTAAATGTTCAGGGTAATCGTAGTCTCGTAGGCTTAGCCTCTACCGGCGCAGTTGCTGGTATCGTGTTCTACATCGCTCGTAAATACTTTTAAAGTGTCTCATACGGAAGACTAAAATCAATTAATCCTAATCGCGAGATAATTCCGATCATAAGAATCCATGATAAGCATATCGTTAGAAGTGCAGGCCATGCTTTCTTAGCGTCTTTTTTCCCGTAATTCTGGAATATATCCTTGAGATCGCCTATCAACTGAGACAGTCCGTACACGATTCCACCTGCAAAGAGAAGGGCTAGAAACACATATCCAGTTTTTCCACTGACGATGATGGTTTTATTAGCTAACACGTATACTAAAAAGGGGAGAATCGTAGTGACGAGAGCGATATTAGCTTCGTACGGCATCCATTCTGCACGGGTAAGAAACATACCAACCATAACTAACATCCACAAAAGTAGTGATCCACCTATCGTTTGACTCCACCTGGTAGGATCTAGACCTGGGAAGAAATCGGGTTGTCGTAAGCCTGTGTTAGACATTTATATTAACCTAGATTATTTATCAACAATCTGTTTACCACAAAATGGGGTCAAAGTTCCTATGTTGTCGTACACCCCTATAGCTATGGCTTCATTCCGAAGTTCTTCGTAGTTACCCCAAAAATCATCACTATGAGAATACTCATCTACCGTACAATGCGCGAGTTCGTGTAATAATACATGGAGCACATGATTTACTTTACCGTTGATGCATAAGCCTATCTCCTGACCCTTGTTCGTGTTATATCCTACACCTCTCACGAAAGACCCTTTATATGCGACGATGGGAATTTCGTCGTGTAACATACGAAACTTCGGTTCGTCTGTTTTTTTCAGGTGTTCCCTGAAGGTACGATATCGCTCTTTTACCTCTTCTAACACGGGTTCTCTCCGAATCGTGTACCATAAAATTATATTAACGACGACGAGTATCGGTAGTATCATCTCTACTATACGTAAATATAAATTTACTGTATAATTCGGATATCGGATTTCCTTTTAACCCTTCCCAATGTGTCATCGTTAAACCCATATTTTCGAGGTGTGTTATGAGCATATCTTTATGCGCCACTGGTTCGGATTTGGGTCCATCCGCGTAATAAGGTGTATCACATAAATGTACGAACAATTTCTCACCAAAATCACCGTTACTCGTCCCTTTCATACGAAAAAAATTACCCATCTCATCGTTGAACGGTGTTTTAAAAATAATTTTTTCCGAATCTGGAATGATTCCGATCAATCGACCCCCGGGTTTCACCCGTCTTTTGACTTCTCGAAGAGTTGACATGAATAAATCGCGACTTTCAAATATGTAGTGTAAAGCAAAATTATAACACACTACATCGTATTTGCGATTTGGACACGCTCGAATGTCTCCATGGTAAAAATTAACTCGCATCTTCATATTCTTAGCCCGCCTTTTAGCTTCTTCCAATGCCTCTGCACTTGGTTCACACATGTTGATATTGACTTTCATCTTAAACCATTTTTGAAGATCCCCACCGAATCCACATCCGACATCGAGTACACTTATTCCGGGTTCACAGACACTCTCGATGAGCATCCGTTTTTCGTTATTATGTAATCGACGCAACTCCTCCATACTTTATAAACTGATAAAAACTTTAATTGACTATCCGACTTAAGTTTACTGGCTTAAAGTTTTCATGCATTAAATATTCATAATGTCTCTTGAACAGGATTATACGACCGTCCCCGGTCAGCTTTTTGCATGCCTTAGCATTGTTGGACCCGAGTGTCCCCAGAAGAATGATAAGTTTGGAATCAAGATTCGAGGCGCTTTCAACACTCGCGACGAAGCAGCCTCACACGCGAAGCGTCTTCAAAGGGAGGATTCAACCTTTGATATTTATGTAGTTGACATGTATAAGTGGCTCTTAATTCCCCCCGATCCTTCGGTGATTGAGGATTCACATTATACCAATGAAAAGCTCGAAGAGCTTATGACGGGTTATAAGGAGAACCAGGCTATGGCTGCTCAGATGTTCAACGAGCGTAAGCGTGATATGGTCGAGTCAGCCGTGTACGATAAGCCCGGTGATGAGAACTCCAGGTTTTACACCAAACCAGATGAACCCCCTATCAGCCACCCCGCAGATATTATCGAACGTCTCAAGAGTGAGACGCCAGATGCTCCGATGGAGGAGCTGGTGAAGAAAGCTGACGAGATTGTAAAGATCGAGATCGAGGAGCGTAAGAAGAAGCGCGAGGCTGCACTTTCTATTCCCGAAGAGCCTCAACTCGGTGAGATTACGGAGGCAAAGGATGACGGTGAAGAGGTTACATCTAAGGCGTAAAAAAATAAAAAATTAAAAACATATTGTGATCATATTATTAAAAAAAATATACCTTCTTAATAATACGATGGCAACAGACTATAAACAACGCGTCGAAAAAGCTCTCATAGACCAGGCTGAAAATGATAAGAATACAGGACCACGCGAGGTCGGATACGTTAGTTTTGGTCACCCTAAAAATTTTAGGATAACACGTATAAGTGCATTGGAGGATGAAATGTCGCTGGCTTCTCAAGTAGTTACTGATGGTGTAATTAGACCAGCAATTACTAGAAGATCGGAAAAACTTTTAGAAGACGAAAGCACGTCGGTAAAGGACTTCTTGCCCGCCTCACCCGGGGCGGAGGATAACTGGTTGCATAGTCTTACCCATGAAGAAGCCTAAAATAAAGGCCACAAATATAACTATGTACGCAGCTTTATCCAGAGAATTTAGAAAATCTGGAACTCTTGGTGCGTCTGACATGTGTTGAGGTGGATACATAAAAGGTGGTGGAGGGGGTTGCATGTAGAACTGTTGGTCTGTCTGTTCCTGGATGGGTTCATCCGTCTGTTTATCGTCGATAAGCTGCGGACTGTACTCTATGGGATTTCCTAATTCCGTTTCCATATGATAATTAATATGTCTATTTTTTTAAGCCTGATATTCCTCATTAGATTCCTCATCATCATCAATGAATCCTTTTAGATTACCATTATCATCGGCTTCACTGTCCGAACCGTCATCCTCTGTATCAGTCTCCGTTTCACATAGATCTTCTTCGTCACCTGAGTTATAATCCGTATCGTATTCGTCGTCGGAATAATCGTCGTTGCATACATTTTCAGTTGGCTCCAACCGTTTAGGTTGCTTTGAGACCCTTCCAGATCGCGTTGCAACGTGCTTAGGTGGCGTCATGTATAAATAACGTGCAAGTTTCTTTTAAATGACTTTATTACGCTAATGCAGATAGTATGTTATCCGTTATGATATATTCTCTATTCTTGCACGAACAGGCCTGTACGATCCTATTCTTTATGATTTTGAACTGCGTGGCCGTGGAATCGCATTTCGTACACTTTAAATCCGTGTAGACTATACGCTGAAATTTTGATTTTTTAGTCACACTCTTTACAGTCAAGGGTGTATTCGTCATATTTTTATTGATGAAGGTTTGTAACATGTTGACGCCTTTTACTGTATCCTCTTTCTTTACTTCGGGACAAACCTGACACGTTAACTGTGGTGTATCGTATAATGATGCTTTGTATCCATCTTTATACAATTCTCTAAAAATCGTGTCTGGTAAACGGTGCTTCCGTCCGTAAAAATCTCTACAAAATCCGAACCGTCTACCTCGCATGGTTTCGCATGTACAAAAACATCTTTGTGCGATCGTGTGACCCTCGATTCTAAACCATACGTGATTCGATGCATGTGATCTCTGCATATTTTCACAGTATTTAGAGTTGGTAGATACGAGGTAATTATTCTTATCTTCATACACCTTCGTTATTTGCGCCGTTTCCTGACCCTGTAAGTTTTTTTGTACGAACGCTTCAATATTTTGTATGATCTTTTCATCTGAGAAGACATTCTTCGTTTCGTGTAAGGTAAATCCACCTTCTACACGCGTCGAACCCTGTACGATAACGACTGTCGTGATCTCTGTTCGAAGAGTTGCCATTTGCATAATCTCTAGACTCGGCTTTTGATTATGAATATGAGAGAGTGAAGAATTTTCATGTGAGTACATGAGGACGGGTCGATATTCGCCTTCGATTATCTTACCTTTATCACACGACGCGCATCCACGTCCTTCACATGCATCGTGTTTAGCCTTTTTGTGAGACCACGGCATACGAAACCCACTTCCCTTTACGTTACGTCTTCCACCACCATACACAGCGGTATCTACTATATCGTCCCATGGTTTTCCGGGAAACAGTAAGGACAAAGACGATGCGATATGTGAATGAAGAGCCATAGCCGATCCGTGATCAACTACGAAATTGGGCCAGTTCATATGAATTCCGTGTTTGATTTTATCACGTGAAGGTTTAGGTTCAGCTACAGATATGAGTACATCTTTTCCTCCATAATGGGTCACTCGGTCACAAATCGTTCGAACGTATTCTTCCAACCTTTCGAAAGATAATTGTTCGGTATCCTTGTAATCTAGATCCACGAAAAAATTAAACGTATCCGTTTTCTGTTCGACGACGAATAACTTTTCACCTTCTGTTATACACTTTATATACATATCGTAAAAATCATTCAACCTATCAAAAGGAACAGATAGACGACCACCGTCCATGAGCACATGTGATAGATTGGAACCTTCTTTAAAGGTAAATCCTTGTTTTTGACACCAAGATCTAAACATACTTACTTGGTTATATACTTATTTTTTTAATACTCTTCTTCACGCCATACGGAACTTCTCCACGAAACATCCCTCAACTCTTCTTTCTCCATGTTCAATTCTTTCTTTAAGACCATGAGTTCGTATACCGTTTTATCCTTAACTTCTTCAAGATATTTATCAGCCCTACTTTCACTGTAAGCTTTCCTATCTATGAGTACTTCTTTGATTTGCTGAAGGATGTAGTTCTTCGACTTCATTATTTTATAGAGAAGGTTTTTCTATTAAGAGAAGTCACGCATGCATAAAACTCTGGATTTTCTAACACGTTTGTCACTATTCGTTCCCAACGTCTACGTTGGTTAAATTCTCCTAAAGTGTCAAAACTCATAAAATCATTTTCATCGTATGTACGTTTCATGTGTATCTTTTTTGTATGCATTTTGTATTTCTCTTCATTAAAGCGGCGAACGAGTTCGAGTTGTTCCGCTTTAGGATAGTCCATGAAGAATACGAACACCGTGTATTCTAGCTCTACATCGGGCTCCTCTTTAACGTTAAACGAATAACTCGTATACTCGCCGTTTTTTAGCGAAACGACTCCTCTCGTTTCTTCTTCTAATTCTCTTAGTGCACATCGTAAAGGGCAAAATATTTCCCGCCGCCTGCATCCACCCGTGACAAAAATCCACTCTTTAAATCTTTTATCTCTCACCGTTAGAAACCGGGGGGTTTCGCCGGCAAACGTAACAGGAATCGCAATAGCTTTATGTTTTTTCATTGCACATTAGCCTCTATAATCACCTGACAAGATTATTGGGGCTGAATCATCTCACTTGAACGCGTAATGCGCTTTTCGGGAACCATAGATGGTTCCTCCTCCGTGACCTCGATCTTTTGAGCGGGTGTCTCTGGTGGAGGCATCATACCTGAGGCGGCTGCGGCGTTCATGTATGCCTGCGACTCTTCAACTTCACGCTCGATAAAACTCTTAACCTGACCAATTTCTTCCCTGGATTTCTTGAGTTCCCTGTATAAATAAGCTGTCGCGACAACGCAAATAACGACGGCGCTAATAATAGCCGTATCACGGTCGAGACCGAACAACATGTGTAATTTAAGAATGTGTTTTGTTTTTAAGTAGATACAATGGCGCCCATTTTAGAGCTTTCACCTTCTGGACACGGGTATCCGTGTTGTCCAAATTGAATCTCCTGATAATGTGCATCCTTGCACGGGGCATTATCGACTGGAATATATTTGTTAAGTGTTCCGGATTTAGGATCGTAGGTGATCATAAAAACGAAAATTATGAGAAAAAGGAATACCCACATTTAATATTATACGGGAATTTAGTTGGAATACATTAATCCGCCCATACCTTGCTCTATACGCATGATGTTGTAACCGACCGCATAAATGTCGGACTTGAAGGCACCGGCATCCGTCACGAGACGAGCAGAGTCAACCCGGGAGAAATTCAACTCACCGGTCGGCTGTAATTTGGCGGTATCTAAGCAGAAAGGGTAGAGGAAATGGCTGTCGTTCGTGGTTAAAAAATCAGCGAACGGGGTATGGTAATAGAGAGAACCAGAGGTGTAATGCGGGTTCGCGAGCTTGGAATCTCCAACGTCCGTACCGTTAATCTGAAGCTTCGTCTTAGCTTCGGTAGTACCGACGAAATCGTTCGCGTCCGGCGTCTCGCCGCGGAACGAGCAGAGGAACTTGATGGGGTGGTTGAACGAAAGCTCCTGGATAGCGGCGTCAGACTTAATAGCCTTCTGCGTCTGGGTGATGAGCATGTTCTGAGGGGTCGCCGCGAGAGTCGTACGCTCATCGGTATCGAGGTAGATAAACTGAGCATGGACCTCGTACGCATCACTGGCGAGAGTAGTACCCCACGTGATTCGGAGTTCCACGTCGTGATATTGCAAGGCCACTAAAGGGAGAGCGGACTGTGCGTTCTCACAGAAAGAGAATCGTAAAGGATAAATCTTGGTACTGTTCGCACCGTTGCCCAGGGCCTTATGCGACTTGGAGTACGTCTGACCGAGAAGAAGGGGGGCGAGACGCTGAGAAAAGACGGAATCGTGGGTATCAATAACCTGACCTCCCACTAAGAGCTCGACCTTGGCAATTTCAGCTTCCCATTGCGAGGGAGTA